CCGGAGCCTTGCAGCAGATGGTACAACAAGCAACAGGAGCCGTTGACTCAGCAGGAATTGCAGGTCAGGTTAACGGCGAGAGTACTGCCGCTGGCATTAGTATGTCTCTTGGCGCTATTATTAAACGCCATAAGCGTACCCTGATTAACTTCCAACAATCTTTCTTGATTCCTTTTGTTAAGAAAGCAGCCTATAGGTACATGCAGTTTGACCCCGAAAATTACCCTGTTGCTGATTATAAATTTAACGCTAGTAGTACTTTGGGTATTATTGCAAGAGAGTATGAAGTTACTCAGCTAGTACAGTTGTTACAGACTATGGGTAAAGACTCACCGTTGTATAACACGTTAATACAATCTGTTATTGACAATATGAATTTGTCTAATCGTGAAGAGCTACTTGCAGCACTTGCTCAAGCTTCACAGCCTAACCCACAAGCGCAGCAAATGCAACAGCAAGCACAACAGTTGCAGATGCAGTTCCAGCAGTCGCAGACTCAGGCACTAACTGCTCAAGCACAAGAGTCACAAGCTAGAGCTACTAAGCTGGCTGCTGAAGCTGCTGTAGTACCTCAAGAACTAGAAATTGATAAGATTAATGCTATCACTAGGAACCTCAAAGAAGGTGATGCTGAAGATAAAGAGTTTGAGCGCCGTATGAAGGTAGCTGATACTCTCCTCAAAGAAAAGCAGATAGAAGGTAAGACTAATGTTAATAACGCAAAAAGAGATGCAGTCCCTGCTGGACCAAGTCAACGACCACTTCAAAGGGACGTTCCAGCGCCTCAAAGTCCTAGAGGACCAGCTGAACCAACTGGAAACCAAGGTGGAGGAATTATCTAATGCCAGCAAAGAAAGACCCAAGACTAGCACGAGCAGGAGTAAGCGGGTACAACAAGCCAAAGCGGACGCCTAGTCACAAGACTAAAAAGTTTGTAGTTGTTGCCAAGGAAGGTGACACCGTTAAGACTATACGTTTTGGCGATCAGAACATGACGATTAAGAAAGATCAACCTGCACGTCGTAAGTCGTTTAGAGCGCGTCACAAGTGTGACACAAGCCCACCCAGTAAGCTCACAGCTAGATACTGGTCATGTAAAAAATGGTGAGACTATGGCTAAAGGTGTAAAACATTACAAACGTGACGGTACTGAGTTTACAGGCAGTACGCATAAAATGCCTAATGGCTCAATACATTCAGGTAAAACTCACGGAAAAACATCAGTACCCCTTTTTCATTTTGAAGAGCTGTCTAAGACGGCAAAGGAGAAAGCAATGCCCGGTTATGGAATGAAGTCAATGAAACCTAAGAAAAAAAGTCCTGCTTTACCTAAGCGTGGCCGACGTACAGTTACCAACAAAAAAAGTAAAAAACCAACACGTCCGGGTGGTCAACGAGGTTATTAATGGCTAAAGCAAAAGCAAAGCCTAAGAAGTCTGGCCCTACTCCTAAAAACAAAGCACTGTACGCTAGAGTTAAGGCAGAGGCTAAACGTAAGTTTGACGTGTGGCCTTCTGCGTATGCTTCGGCATGGTTAACCCGTGAGTACAAGAAACGTGGAGGTACTTATGCCTAGAAAGGTTTCTACAGGAGGTGCTAAACGTCCCAAGAAAGGTTTAACCAAATGGTTTGACGAAGAATGGGTAGACGTTAAAACAGGTAAGAAGTGTGGACGTAAGTCTGCTAGTAAAAGTAAACGTCCATATCCATCCTGTAGACCTAAAGCTGTAGCAGCTAAGATGACAGAAGCAGAAAAGAAGTCCTCTGCTAAACGTAAAACAGGACCAGCTAAAATTAAACATGCAGTAACAGCGTCAGGACGTAGAAGAAAAAATACAAGAAACGCTTGACATTTAACAAAATGTATACCGGTGGTATATCTAAATTAAAATAGCTAAACCGCTTGACATTCCTTAAAAAGTATGATATAATTAAACTATAGTTAACAACATTAGAGAAACTAATGACATCTGAGCTTGAAACTTATTTTAACAACTACAACGAACTCTTCAATAGTGAAGGTTTCAAACAACTCATTCAAGAGCTTTCTACTAACGCACAACAACTAGCAGATATACAGACTGTAAAAGACGTAGAAGATTTACACTTCCGTAAAGGTCAAGTTGCTGCTTTTGCTACCGTAATTAATCTACAGGGTACTATTGAGGCTGCCAGAGACCAAGCTGAAGCCGAAGAAGAAGAGCCTGTAGATGTATAAAATATACGACTTCCGTTGCACTAACGGTCACGTTTTTGAAGAATTTGTAACGTCAGGTACTACAACCAGTAGGTGCGGTTGTGGTGCTAACGCTACAAGAATGGTATCTGCCCCGTCTTTTCACCTTAATGGCTCCGATGGTTCATTCCCTGGAGCGCACATTAAATGGACTAGGGAACACGAAAAAGCAGGTAGTAAATAGTAACTCCATAATGATTATAATCACGGAGCTTAATAATGTCAAGAGCAACATTAGTTGACCCACAACCAGAAATGGAAAATGTGGACGATATAAACGAAGAAGCAAATGAGACTCAGTTTGAAGAAGAAGTAGCTGAACAACCTCAAGAGCAGTCTACCATTCCAGATAAGTACCAAGGTAAGTCGATGGAAGAAGTCGTACAGATGCACCAAGAAGCCGAAAAGCTTTTAGGTCGTCAGTCCGGTGAGGTAGGAGAACTTCGAAAAGTAGTAGATGATTATATTAATAGTCAAACACTACATCAAGCACCTCAACAAACCGTTGAGCCTGAAGAAGATATAGATTACTTCACTGATCCACAAGGTGCTGTTAATCGTGCAATTGAGAACCATCCTAAGATTCGAGAAGCAGAGCAGTATTCATCGCAGTACAAGCAACAAGCTGCATTGGCTACTCTCAGTACTAAACACCCAGACATGCAAGAGATCCTAGAAGATCCCAAGTTTGCTGAGTGGATTAAAGCTTCAAAGATTAGGACTCAATTATTTGTAGCCGCTGACCAAGGGTACGATGCTGATTCTGCTGATGAACTATTTTCACTCTGGAAAGAACGAAAGGTAGTAACTCAGCAAACCGCAAATGTTGAAAAACAAGCGCGTAAGCAACAACTTAAAGCAGCTAATACAGGTAACGCACGAGGCAGTAACGAAGGGACAAGGAAGAAGATTTATCGTCGGGCCGATATTATTAAACTTATGAGAACAGACCCCGACCGTTATACAGCATTAGCCGATGAGATCATGGCAGCGTATGCGGAGGGTCGAGTAAAATAATCTAGGAGATTACAATGGCTACTCAAACTTATCCCGGTACGGTTGGCGGTGGAAGTATCGTCAACAAAACAGCAGCTGCTACTTTTATTCCAGAAATCTGGAGTGACGAAGTAATTGCTGCCTATCAGAAGAACCTGAAAATGGCTCCTCTGGTAAAGAAGCTCCCAATGACAGGCAAAAAAGGTGATGTAATTCACATTCCTAAGCCTATCCGTGGTGCTGCTTCTGCTAAAGTTGCTGACACTGCTGTCAACATCCAAGCAAACGTAGAAGGCGAATTGCAGGTTACTGTTGATCGTCACTTCGAGTACTCACGTTTCATCGAAGACATCGTAGAAGTACAGGCGCTTAATAGCCTCCGTCAGTTCTACACTGAAGACGCTGGTTATCAGCTGGCTCTTAAGGTTGACACTGACCTTATGAACGCTGCTACTGGTTTCGGTGACGGAACTATGGACCTTGCTGCTCCTTCTGGTGCTGATTGGGTTAACAGCAACAGCTACTACTTTGATGCTGCTTCTGGTGGTGGTACTCCACTGACAACCTTTGCTGCTGCAACTGTTGCTGCTGGTGACGTCTTTAGTGATGCTGGCTTCCGCCAAGCTATCCAGTTGTTGGACGATGCTGACGTACCAATGGACGGACGTTGCATTATCGTTCCTCCAGTAGTACGTAACACCATCATGGGTACTGAGCGGTTCTCGTCTTCTGACTTCGTATCAGGACAAACTGTTAACACTGGCCTCATTGGTAACTTGTATGGCGTAGACGTTTACGTTTCATCCAACTGCCCAACACTTGAGTCCAATGTACGTGGTTGTATCCTTATGCAGAAGGACGCACTTGTACACGCAGAGCAAATGTCTGTACGTTCACAGACTCAGTACAAGCAGGAGTACCTCTCAACTCTGTACACTGCTGATACTCTCTACGGCGTTCAGGTATACCGCCCTGAAGCCGGTCTCGTACTTGCTGTCTACGACGCATAAGTACACTAGGGGTCAGCAATGGCCCCTTTTCCTTTCTTTTCTTTTTCTGCAATAGGAAAATTAAATGTCAAACTATACTAAAACTACAGACTTTGCCGCAAAAGATACTTTGCCTTCAGGTGATTCTGGCAAGATTATTCGTGGCTCAGAATTTGGAACAGAGTTTGACAATATTGCTACTGCTATTGCAACTAAAGCAGACTTAGCTGGTCCTTCTTTTACTGGAACAGCAGGAGCACAGAATTTAAATGTATCAGGCACAACTACAACTGCTAACTTAACAGCGACAGGAGTAGTAGACTTCTCAGGCGCTTCTTCAGTTTTAGGTGGTGTTCCTGCTGGCGGTACAACAGGACAAGTATTATCAAAAGCTTCTAATACAGATTACGATGTTAGCTTTGTAGATCCTGTTTCAACTGCCGAAGACGTTACTTTTACTCCTGCCGGTACTATTACAGCAACAGATGTACAGGCTGCTATTGAAGAATTAGATCAAAGTTTAGTAGGTGCTATCACTTACCAGCAATTCACAGGTGACGGCACTACTACTGCTTTTACTCTATCTGCTGCTCCTACTTCTTCTGAAGTACTTACAATTTATATTGACGGCGTATATCAAGAAAACAATACTTATAGCGTTAGTAGTACAACTCTTACATTTACAGAAGCCCCTCCTTCAAACGCAAGTATTGAAGTTGCAGAGCAAAGAGCATTAGATGTAGGCGCTACAACATCTAATCTTGTCACCTATACACCCGCTGGCACTGGCGCAGTACAGACCACAGTACAGACCAAGCTAAGAGAAAGCGTTAGCGTCAAGGACTTTGGTGCTGTTGGCGATGGCGTGACAGATGATACTGCGGCGATTCAGGCGGCTATTAATGCAGGGGGGCAAAATACAGGCGATAATGGCTTAGGCTTTGGCGTTTATATTCCCGAGGGAACGTACTTACTTTCCAGTAATGCGATCAATATTTATTCTGGAACACACTTGATTGGTGCCGGAAGTAACTCAACCAAATTTATTGCTAACTCTGGCTCTCCATCTGGTCATTTATTCCAAACAGTAGACGATGCGCGGCATTTTTCTTTTAAGGGTTTTCGTATTGATGGTCAATCAAACACCGTTTGTGATGGCGGCCTAAAGATTGGCAATGATTCTAGCGATACTGGTTTTGTTATTGGTTGCAATATTGATGATGTAATTGTCTCAGGATTTTCAAAGACTAACGCTGTTGGCATAAAGATATCCAATCCGTCTGATATTGTTGCAAATAACATGATTGTTCAGACCATCCCTAATGGTACTGGCTGTGAAATGATTGCAAACAATACCAATGTTGGGATTTTCACGTTTAATAGTTGCAAGTTTGGTGACGTTACCGCAACAAGCAAAGGGCTAAGGTTTTTTAGCAGTAGCTCAAGTTCTTCAGCTTTGTCAGAAATACAATTCAATGCTTGTTTTATGTCAGGCACTACTTACTCAATGCTTGTGGATCTTAACTTTTCTCCGGCTTCAGTAAACAGAGGGCTTTTGTTCATTGGATGCCATTTTGAAACTAATAACTCAAGCGCCGGATCATATTGCGTTGGAGTAAATGCAGGGAGCGGACTGCTGTTTAAAAACTGCGCCACCCATGGATTTACAAATACTAAGTATGGAATTTATTTCTCAAAGTCTGGGACTGTGATTGGTTGCCGAATAGAAGATTTGCAGGGCGTTGATATCGCCACAAACCTTGTCTATGTCTCAAACTCAGGAAGCGGCACGTATGATCGCTGTATACTTGATGGTGCTTATATAGTTGGTTCGGTTACTAGCCCAACAATAAAAAGCGATGGTGGATATCAATTCAAGGTAAGAACGGGCGGAGAAAACATTACGCCAGCAAGCGGATCAACAACCGTTGATGTTTATGATATTGATTTGATACGAACATCGAATTCAACTGCAACGTCAATTACTAGTTTTACAAACGGCAGTAGAGATCAGGTTGTCTATGTAAGTGCTGGAGATGCTAACACCACCATCGTACATGGAAGCGGGATTATCACTAGCACTGGATCAAACAAAACCCTTGGTATAAATAAGACTTATCCATTTATTTTAAGACAAGGCACTTGGTTCGAGATAGGGAATACCTAATGACCCTAACTAACTTCAACAATCTATACAGCTACAAGTACGATCCAGAGGGTCGGGACGTGTGGCGCGTGTTGAGGTTAGATGAGCTAGGCCAGTATCAGGGCGACTGCGAGGACTATGCGCTGTCTG